GATATCATATACAAATATGCTAATCTGTATAATGAAGCTTATGTTGTTGTAGAAAGTAACGATCAAGGTGGTGTAGTTTGTAATGGATTATATTACGATTTAGAATATGAAAACATGTTTGTAGAATCAAGTATTAAAGCAAATGCTCTTGGCGCTACAATGACACGAAGAGTAAAGCGTATTGGTTGTTCAACGATAAAAGATTTAATTGAACAAGGTAAACTTAAGATAAATGATGCTCAAACAATAATAGAAATGAGTACTTTTGTAAGTAAAGGGAATAGTTATATGGCTGTTGGACCAAATCATGATGACCTTATGATGAACTTAGTTCTCTTTGCGTGGTTTACAACAACTGATGTATTTGAATCATTAACAAATATCGATATGAAAGATATGCTTTATAAAGAAAGATTAAAAGCTATTCAAGACGATATGTTACCTTTCGGTTTTGTCGAAAGTGGAAACTACGAAAAGGATAAATATACTAAAGACGATGATGGTAACATTTGGTTCGAGCAAGAATGGACAGGAAATAACATATGAAATACGAAATTATAATACTTACACATTCACAAGCACATGTAAGAGATACTGATTCTAAGGATTCAGGTAATCAATTATTGTTTGTACAACAAGCCGCTAAACAAGGCATTAAGGTTTACACCGTAGATTTTCCAGGATTAGAAATTACTAAAACAAAAGATGGCCATGTATTAACATCATATGCGTTTGATAAAGATGGTCTTGTTATTATGCCAGATGATAAAGGCAATAAAGAAAAACAAAAGCCAATACTTATACATCCAGAAAAAACATTAATTATGCCAAGAGGTTTAGGAACAATAGGATTTACCGGTAATCGTAACTGGTATGATGAGATGAAAAACTTAGAGATGTTTGGTTATACATTAATTAACGATACTGAAGCATTTGATTTATGTAGTAGTAAATATTTAAGTTATCTTAAAATGGTAAAGAATAAAATACGTACTCCAAAGACAGTACCTATTACACATTCATCAGAAGTTGAAGAAGCAGTTAAAAAATTAAAGACAAGCTTTCCAATCGTGCTTAAATCATCTACAGGTACTCAAACTGGAGTAGGTGTTGTTATCGTAGAAAGTATGAGGTCATTAAGAGCTTTAGTTCAAATGATTCTTTTATATAATAAGAATCTACCACTTATAATACAAGAGTTTGTACCTATTGATTATGACATAAGAGTTCTTGTATGCGAAGGACAAATACTTGGTGCAATGAAGAGAGAAGTTATTTCAGGAGATGGCAGAAGTAATGTATCACTTGGAGCTGAAGCGGCAGAAATAGAACTTACAGATATAGAAAAAGAAGAATCAATAAGAATAGCTCAAATATTTGGCACAAGATTAGCAGGTATAGATTTATTACCAGCCGATAATAGAGAAAAGGATTTACCCTATTGTTTAGAGGTTAATTCTAATCCAGGCTTACAAGGTATTGAAAGATATGTGGGCGGTATTACAAAACAATTCATAGAAATGTTCAAAGACAAGGACATTTGGTAGATGAATATCATTTTATTATAAATAAAAGTATGAATATTCTTATTATGAGACATATTAACTAACTCAACAAAGAGGACAAAGCGATGGCATTTCAAGTATCACCAGGCGTTCAGGTCAATGAGATCGACGCTACGAATGTAGTCCCAGCAGTATCAACCAGTATTGGCGGATTTGCAGGAGCATTCAACTGGGGTCCTGTAGACCAAGTGATTACAGTAGGTTCAGAAAACGAACTTGCTTCAACATTTGGAGCTCCAGACGATTCCACAGCTAAATACTTTTTAGTAGCAGCATCTTTTCTTAAGTATGGCAATGCTCTAAAAGTAGTTCGAGTAGCTTCCGGTCATTTAAACGCGACCGCGCAAGGTACAGGACAGCTGATAAAAAATGATGAAGATTATGTGAATAATTACGCTGACGGAAGTCTAGCCTTTGGTAATTGGGCAGCTAAACATCCAGGAATACTGGGTAATAGCATTAAGGTATCAATGGTTTCACAAGGTATAACAACTTATACTGACTGGACCTATGCTGGAAACTTTGATGGCGCACCAGGAACATCAACAGCAGCAACTGCAGTAGGAGTCACTAATGACGAACTACACGTAGCTGTTATAGATGAAGACGGCGCTATTTCAGGAACAGCTGGTACTATATTAGAAACTTTTGGTTTCTTATCTCAAGCATCAGACGCAAAGAAAGACGACGGCACAACTAACTATTATAAAGATGTTATTAACAATCAGTCTAATTATATTAGATGGATTGACCATGACACTAACTTATCTGAAGCAGGATTTACTTTAGCAGCAGCTAAAGCAGCTAATACTAATTCAGAAGGAGTAAGTACATTTAATACTCATACTGCAGCTCTCGAAGCTTCACTTTCGGGTGGAACAGACGATAACGCTCCAACAACTGGAGAAATTGCATTAGGGTATGACTTATTAGAAGATGGCGAAACAGTAGATGTAAATCTATTATTTGCTTCTCCTGATGTCGATGGTTCAACAACAATTGCTAACGATTTAATATCAATAGTCAACAGTCGTAAAGATTGTATGGCTTTTGTATCGCCACCAATTGATGATTCAGTAAACACTTCAACACCACACACTGATGTTTTAGTTTTTGCAAACGCATTAACATCTACTTCTTACGCTTCATGTGACTCAGGCGCAGTCTACGTATACGACAAATATAACGACGTATATAGATGGATTGGAGCTGCAGGTCATCACGCAGGATTATGTGCTAATACTGATTCAGTAGCAGATGCATGGTTCTCACCAGCAGGCGTAAATAGAGGTCAATTGTTAGGCATAACTAAATTAGCATACAATCCTACTAAAGCACAAAGAGACGCTTTATATAAAGGCAGAGTTAATCCATTAGTATCACTACCTGGACAAGGTACAATATTATTTGGTGACAAAACTTTATTAAGCAGACCTTCAGCTTTTGATAGAATTAATGTTAGAAGACTCTTCATCGCATTAGAGAAAGCGGTTAGCACAGCAGCTAAAGCGCAACTATTCGAGTTTAACGACGAATTTACAAGAGCACAGTTCAGAAATTTAGTTGAACCGTTCTTAAGAGACGTCAAAGGTAGACGTGGACTTACAGACTTTTCAGTAGTTTGTGACGAAACTAACAACACTAGCGCAGTGATTGATGGTAATAAATTTGTAGCTGATATCTTTATCAAGCCTAACAGATCTATTAACTTCATAACATTGAGCTTTGTAGCAACGAGATCCGGAGTTGAATTCTCCGAGATTTCAGGTTCATAGGAGGATTAGAAAATGGCAATATTAGGCGTAGATGATTTTAAATCAAAACTAGTAGGCGGTGGAGCGAGATCCAACCTTTTTAAAGTAACTATGAACTATCCAAGTTATGCACAAGGTGATGTTGAACAAACATCCTTTATGTGTAAAACAGCTCAAATGCCTGCATCAATAATTGCACCTATCCCTGTATTATTCAGAGGTAGAACATTGCAAATTGCTGGTGACAGGACATTCGATCCTTGGACAATTACTGTAATCAACGATGTTGATTTTAGTGTTCGTAACTCTATGGAAAGATGGATGAATGGTATTAATAATAATAACTCAAATACAGGATTATCTAATCCTACTGACTATCAAGCTGATGCAATTGTTGAACAATTGAATAAAGCTGGAGAGGTTACAAAGAGATATGACTTTAGAGGTCTATTCCCTACTAACATTTCAGAGATAGAAGTGAGTTATGATTCAGAAAATACTATTGAAGAGTTCACTGTTGAATTCCAAGTACAATACTGGGAATCTAACACTACTTCGTAGGTATATAAATAATATTAGACGAGGGGATATAATGTCCCCTCCGATAATGTGAGGAATAAAAATGGCCGAATTATTTGGTTTTGAAATCAATAGAAAAACATCAAAGAGCAAGGAGCTTCTTCCTTCCTTTGTACCCAATACTGATGAGGACGGCGCAGGCGTTGTTCAAGCAGGCGGTCACTTTGGCGCTTACGTTGATATGGACGGCGACAAAGTTAAGAATGAAGTTGAATTAATTTATAAGTATAGAGATATCTCAGCTCAGCCAGAGTGCGATGCTGCTATTGAAGATATTATAAATGAATCAATTGTTGGAGATCATGATGAGGCTCCAGTTAATATAATATTAGATGAATTAGAAATTTCAGATAAATTAAAAGAAGCAGTTAAACATGAGTTTGATCAAATATTAAAGCTTTTAAACTTTAATGCGTATGCTCATGACATATACAGAAAATGGTATGTAGATGGTAGATTACCATATCATATTATAATAGACAATAAGAATCCTAAGAAAGGTATACAAGAGTTACGTTATATCGATCCTACCAAATTAAAGAAGGTGAAAGAGATCGAAGAAAAGACTGACCCTAAGACTGGAGCTAAGATTATAACAAATCAAGAAGAGTTTTTTGTATTTGAAGATAAACAAATGATAGGTAATGAACAAGGAATTAAAATATTCCCTGAAGCAATTGCTTATTGTACATCTGGTATAATGGACCCAGGTAGGAAAAAAATATTATCTTATCTACATAAAGCATTAAAACCAGTTAACCAATTAAGAATGATGGAAGACTCATTGGTAATCTATAGGATATCAAGAGCTCCAGAACGTAGAATATTCTATATTGATGTCGGTAACTTACCTAAAGGTAAAGCTGAAGAATACCTAAGAGGTATTATGAATCAGTATAGAAACAAGTTAGTATATGATGCTAACACTGGTGATATTAAAGACGATAAAAAACATATGAGTATGTTAGAAGATTTCTTCTTACCACGAAGAGAAGGTGGAAGAGGAACTGAAATCACAACATTACCTGGTGGAGAAAACCTAGGTCAAATAGATGATATAGTATATTTTCAAAAGAAACTATATAAATCTTTAAATGTACCAGTTAATAGATTAGAACAAGAAGCTCAGTTTAGTCTTGGAAGAACATCCGAGATAACAAGAGACGAAGTCAAGTTTAAGAAGTTTATTGATAGGTTGAGAAAAAGATTCTCTGACTTATTCATGCAATTACTTAAAACACAACTCTTACTTAAAGGTGTTATTACCAAAGAAGATTGGAAAACATGGAAAGAAAGTATTGCTTTTAATTATATAGAAGACAACTACTTTTCAGAGTTAAAACAATCTGAAATGTTAAGAGAAAGATTCGATATGCTAGGTTCTCTCGATGAGTACGTAGGTAAATACATATCAAATGAATGGATACGTAAAAACGTATTAAGATTCTCAGACGATGAAATTGAAGAAATGCAAAAACAAATCGATCAAGAGAATAAAGATGGTGAAAACGAAGTACCAGATGGCGATGACCCACGTTGGGATGGTTAATGGGACAAGAGTTTTTATAAATATATAAACAAGGTAGAAAAAAATGAATACAAATGAATTGATTAAAAATTTAAATGATGGCGATAACGTTAATGCCAATAAACAGTTTAATACTATAATGGCAGATAAAATGACTGCCGCTATGGATGCTAAAAAGATAGAAATAGCATCTAGCATGAATCAGATAAATGCTGATTCTAACACAAACGAGGAATAATAATCCGTGCTATCATTTGTTGAATTAAGAGAAAAAGTTAAGCTTAAAGGCGGCGAAAAACAAGTCAAGTCTTATAAAGCTGGTAAACGAAAAGACAAAGAAGTTATCCTTACTAAAAAGGGTAACAATTTTGCTGTTTACGTAGATAGCGAACTTCTCGATAACGACTTCAAAACAGAGAAAGAAGCCGAAAAAGCAGCAAATGATATGTTAAAACTACTAGGTATCTAAATGAAATTAATAACTGAATACGTAGAAAACAACTTAGATGTAATATGCGAAGCTAAGAAAGATGGTGAGAAAAGCTATTTTATCGAAGGCGTGTTTATGCAATCTAATAAAAAGAACAGAAATGGTCGTATATACGAAAAGAAAACTATGGAAAAAGCCGTAGAAAAATATATGGTCGAACAAGTTAGAACAGGGAGAGCTGTTGGAGAGTTAAATCATCCAGAAGGACCAACAGTTAACCTTGATAAAGTTTCACACAAAATCACAGATCTGCATTGGCAGGGAAATGATGTTGTAGGAAAGGCATCAATACTTAAAACCCCTATGGGAAAAATAGTCGAAGGACTACTCGAAGGTGGAGTTAAGCTTGGTGTATCAAGTCGTGGTATGGGAAGTCTTGTATCGAAGAATGGCGCTCAATATGTGGGAGATGACTTTATGTTATCAACTGTAGATATTGTTCAAGACCCTTCAGCTCCGTCGGCATTTGTCAACGGAATTATGGAAGGTGTTGAATGGGTATGGGATAATGGGCTAATTCGTCAACAAGATATTGAAGAAATTGAGACTGAAATAAGAAGCGCTCCTCGCAAAAATTTGCAAGAAGCTGAAATAAGAGCTTTTAAGAATTTCCTCTCTAAATTAAATCTAAAATCATAGGAGACTATTATTATGTCAGACGACGTTTTAAATAACGCTGAAGAAGTAGTAGAAACTGTTGAAGTTGAGCAAGAGCTTGTTGAAAATGAAAATATTTTAGACGAGGGAAAGCACGAAGAAACTTATGGCAATGACAAGAAAAAGGTCAATGCTAGTAAGAAAAACGAAAGCGAAGAAGAAGAGGTTG